TTACATGCATTACTTATAAGTGCACCATTTAGTGATTTTGGTTGCATACATCCAGATTTTGAACACATAATGCGTATCTGTGTAGCACATAATATACCTGTGTGCTTAGACTTAGCATATTGGGGTATTGCAAAGCATGTACACATAAATTTAGATGCTTTTCCTTGTATAAAAGAAGTTACATGTAGTTTAAGCAAACCATTCTTTACTCTGGAAAACCACAGAGTTGGTATTAGGTTTACAAAAGATTATGTAGATGATGGTATTAGTATGCTTAATGAAGTCAAAATGGCTAATAATTATAGTATGGCATTGGGTGTAGAGTATATGAAAAATTTTGGCCCAGATTATAATTGGGACAAATATATAGATTTATATCAAAATATTTGTCATGAGCAAGACTTAGTATGGACTGATACTGTAATTTTTGGTCTTGGAGATGATATCAGACATAAAAATTTTAGCAGAGGTGTAAGCGGTAATTACAGAGTTTGTGTTAGCGAATGGTTAAATGACTGTTAAGCATTTTCAAAATATAATTGTAGCAAATGAAAATCAAAAAGAAGAAGATTTTTATTATCTTATTGAAAATGAATTTACAATAGCCTTAAAAAAATATTTTGATGTCTATCCTGAATATACAACTACTGAATACATTTCTATTAATAATTTATCTAAAAATTTAATATCTAAAAAAATTACAAAAGAATCTATAATTATAAATTTAGGATTTATAAGATCTGATAAAGATAAATTTGAGGATATTTTAAGTAATAAAATAACATTAAAATTTTTAATTAGGCATTTACTTGCAGATCCTTCAAATAAATTAGTAATTAGTGAATTTATGGAAAACATAAATTATACACCTTTAATAAAAAATTATTTCCCACAACAACTCCATAAACAAATTTACTTTTTAACTTCTAACATAGATATTGAGCAAGAAGAAATTAATATTATACATTCTCAATTATTTCTTCCTTATGCTCTTAAAATAATTAATAATGTTGATAATACTAAACTAGACATTACAAATAATTTTCAAATAAATGCAAATGCAGTAAGAGGCACTAAATTAATTGTAATGCACATGCTTAAACATTTTAACTTACTACAAGAGGGAAAGTATAGTTATGGAAAATTAGTTACTCCTAATCTTAAAAAACTAGTATTAAATTTTTATAAAAATCACAAAAGTATAGATTTGCTTAGAGAATGTTTTGAACATGAAATTGACTCTACTTATATTAATAATGTATTTGGCCATACTTCAGACGATAGTCAAAAATTATATGTGGGAAATAAGTATTTTAACTTTAAATTGGGAAAAACTTATGTTGATACATATAGAAAATCTTTATTAGGTGTAGTGATAGAAGATAATCTTACAGCACATAATAATCAATGTTATGTGGTTCCTAAAACTAATTTTGTAACTGAAAAAACATATTACAATATGTATTTTAAAAATCCTTTTATTATTTTTAACAATCAGCATTTTTTAAAAAACATGAAAAAATTATTTGGTTATAAATCATTTTCCCCCTGGATAGATGAAAGTTACGACGATATAGAAGATGATATAGAAAGATATTATACAGCAATACAAGAATTGATAAAAATACAAAATATGTCAGATAATGATAAAAAGATTTTTTTACAAAATGTAAAACCTATATGTGAACACAATTTTAATATTATGTCAGAAACTGTAAAACATAAAAACTATTTCCAATAAATAGTATTACACATTTACAGGAGACATAATGATAGTTAATTCCCACAACGATTGGGACCAATTAGAGGAAATAATCGTTGGACATGCCCACCACAGCAGAATAGCAACTGATATTTCAGCAAGAAGTTTCAGTTACGCACCTTACCCAGAAGAACAAATTAAACCATTAGAGGGAGTATATCCTCAATGGGTAATAGATGAAGCAAATGAAGATGCAGATGGACTTGCAAAAGTTTTAGCAGACATGGGTGTAATTGTACACCGCCCTAAAATAGTTGATTGGGAAAATTTAAATTATGATATAGGACAAGGTTGGAACACCAAAGGCTGGTACAGTTGGTGTCCAAGAGATTTAATATTACCTTTAGGAGATATGTTAATAGAAACACCTACTCCTGTTAGAGCAAGGTATTTTGAAGCAAAACATTTATACGAAGATATAATGTATGAAGCATTTGAAGATGGTGCCTTATGGTTAGAAGCACCTAAACCTAAATTACATGACGATATGTATCAGTTTGATAATTTAGATGTTGCAACATTACTAGATCATGAAATTTGTTTCGATGCACCAAACATTGTAAGAGTAGGAACAGACTTGTTGTATCAAGTCAGTAACTCAGGAAATATGAAAGGTTACAAATGGCTGAAAAGATTATTAGAGCCTATGGGTTATAAGTTACATTATAGTGAACTTTATAGTTTTGCACATTTTGATAGCACTATTGTACCACTTAGACCTGGACTTGTTTTAATGAATAGCAGTAGGGTCACACCTGAAAATTGTCCTGAAATGTTTAAAAAGTGGGATAAGATATGGTTTGATGATTGTGTTGTACAGGGCAGTAAACTTTCAGAGCAAGGATATATTGCACCATGCTCACCTTATATTGGAATGAATTTACTAAGTGTAAACGAAAATACTGTAATCTTAGACTCTGCACAAGAACCTCTAATGAGGGAACTTGACAAGTACGGTATAGATAGTGTGCCAGTACAGTTTAGGCACTCTATGACGCTCTCTGGCGGCATACATTGTGCTACATTAGACCTAAGACGTAAAGGTACATTAGAGAGTTACTGTGATTGAATACGGTAATATTAATATCGATATACCTCATGCTCAACTTGAGAATATAAGATTTGATGATTACTTCCAATGCTATCAGCAGTACGAAGAATTAGAAGAATATTATAATGAACATAATAGCAGTATTTGGCAAATGTTTGAGGAGTCTCCAGAATGGGTGCATAATTTGGCACACAAGATACCTCAAGGCTTTGACCATCATGTTGTAAGTGTTATAAAAGTATTACCAGGCAATACAATTCCACATCATGTAGATAAACATTTTAAATTAAAACAAGAACATGGTGACGGAGAAGGCTACAGATATCTAATCTTTTTGGAAGATTGGAAAAGAGGACATTACTATGAAATACATGACCAACCTTTTACAAAATGGCGTAAAGGAGATTGGGTAAAATTTGGTAGTGATGATTGGCATATAGCAGGTAATATGGGAGATGCACCGTTTTACTCAGCACAGGTTACGGTATTATACAAATGATAAAAGGACATATTGATCTATCCTGGTTAGATGAAAGAGAATTATATCTTACTAAATTTGTAGAAGAATCAAATAGTATTTGGTGTAGTGGATACTGGAAAGATAATAATATGCCTGTTCCTGATTATCCTCAAGACGGGCCTATAGTTTTACAAACATATGATGAGTTTGCACCTAGATGGGCTCATAAAATTAAAGAAATGTTTCCATTTGTAGAACATCCATTAGTTACAGTAAATTGCATAAAGCCTGGAAGATTTACAGGACCGCATGTAGATAAATTTTATAGATTATATGATATAGCAAAACAAAATAATTGGGACATAAAAAATAAAGTGCCTGTAAGAGTAAATGTTTTTTTACAAGATAAAATTATGGGACATTTTTTAGAAATAGAAGAACATTCGTTTACAGATTATAAAAAAGGTGATTACACATACATTTTAAAAGATAAAGCACATTGTCTTAGTAATGTAAGTAATTTTAACAGATATACTTTACAAGTAACAGGATTTGCAAAAACAGAGGATTTAACATGAGAATATTTATAACAGGAGCAGACGGATTTATAGGCCAACACATGGTTCAAAGATTAAAAGACAATCATGAACTTGGATTTTTATCAGAAGATTTAAGAGACCATTCCAAAGTTGCTATGCAGATTTCTACATTTGATCCTGAAATAATTGTACACTTGGCGGCTAGAACTGAAGTAGAGCAAAGTTTTTATGAGCAAATCACTTTTAGTGATATAAATTATACAGGTACAGTTAATTTAATTGAAATAGCCTCTAAACTTAAAAACTTAAAAAACTTTGTGTTTGCAAGTACAATGGAAGTTTATGGCTGGCAACCAATAAGTGATTTAATTAGAGATGGAAAAGAGGAAGGAATAATTGCATTTAATGAAGCCACACCTCCAAATCCAAATGCCCCCTATGCCGTTGCAAAGTATGGCTGTGAAAAATATTTGGAATATGCTCACAGAAGTTATGGATTACCTTTTACAGCAATTCGTCAAACAAATGCATATGGCAGAAAGGATAACGACTTTTTTGTAACAGAACAAATTATTACACAAATGCTTAAAAATCCAAAAGAAATAAATTTAGGATATGGCGAGCCATACAGAAACTTTATTTACATTGATGATTTATTAGATGCATGGGAAACTGTTATAAACAATCCTGAAAAATGTGCAGGTGAAATATTTTGCATAGGTCCTGACAATGCAATCAAAATTAAAGACTATGTAAAACTAATTGCTGATAAAATAGGTTGGGAAGGGCATGTTAATTGGAACACAAAACCAAAACGTCCTGGAGAAATATATCTACTTAATAGCACAAATCATAAAATAACAACTAGACTTGGTTGGTTTCCAAAAGTTGAACTCAGTGAAGGACTTGATAGAACTATTACTGTTTGGAAAAATATTTTAGAAAACGAATTACCACATAATATAGACAAAAGATTTTCAAAAGGTAAGTAATAATCTTATTGACATATAAAAAATAGATGTTATACTCTATTTTTGGAGGATTATTATGGATTCAATGACCTTATATTTTTTACTTTTTATACTTGCAAACTCATATTTTATGTATAAAGCAGGTGAAAAAGCAGGTAAATTTAACGGAATGATAAGTATTATTCAGTTCTTTAAGCAAAAAAATGCATTAAAAGATAAAAACAGTATAATAGGATTTAAAAATTGGCCTAAACCATTACAAGCATTGTATGAGTCGCCAGATCCTGATACATTGTTTGAAGACTGAGACACAGATGCCACGTAAAAAGAAAGAAAGAAGCATATACATTACCAAAGAGCCTGATTGGAAAACTTTACAGGCTTATACAGATCCTGAGCAACAAGAAAAGGCTTTTCATAGTTGCGAATATTTTGTTCGCACAGAAATATCTAGAAAGAAAATGGTCAATGCCGCAAAGCATTGGGTAAAAGAAAAATCAGGATGGACTAAAGAAGAGATAAAAATTATTTTAACAAATCCAGATTGGGCATTTGCGGCCTCAGGTATTGCTTTGTATGTAGAATATAAACTTGGTTACATGCCTGAATCAACTAGAGGGCATTACGAAAAACGCAAAGAGGAATGGCTCAAACGTGGCAAAGAAACAATAAAAGAAAAAGAAAGAAAGGCAGAAGAAAAACCTAAAAAAGTTATTAGTATTCAGGATAGGATGAAACAGCAGGTAGAAACTTTATGTGGAGAATGGGAGTATAAATTAGATTGTCTTACAGACAAAACATTTACTTTAGCAGACTTTGAACCATATAAAGATATGATTGTTTACAGACCTGAAATTAAGGCCAATCATGCAAAAATTATAAAAGAAGAATTTCATAACGAATATCAAGAAGCATTAGAAGTTAAAGATTGGAAAGATCCAGACATAAAAGAAGCATACAGTCACTTTGATGCAAAAATGAGGAAAGAGTTTGTAGGATTTTTTGAAAAAATTAATACTGCTTGTGATACAATTATAGAAACTAAAAAAACAACTAGGAAGGCTCGCAAACCAAGAGCACGTTCTAAAGAAACTATTGTTAAAAAATTAAAATACCAACTTAATGATAGCGATTTAGGTGTTGCAAGTATTCATCCTACAGATGTTGTCCATGCAAATGAACTTTGGGTGTACAATACTAAAACTAGAAAATTAGGTGTATATCATGCTCTAAGTAAAGACCCTAGAGGTATGGGTAGAGACGGATTAATGGTGAAAGGCACTACTATACAAGATTTTGATCAAGAGCAAAGTTTACAAAAAACATTAAGAAAACCTAAAGAGCAAATATCTAATTGGACAGGTAAAGCAAAAACTAAATTTCAAAAAGCATTTGATGAATTAAAAACTACACCTATTAAAATGAATGGGAGGTTAAACGATAATACCATCATTCTTAAGGCATTTTAATTTAAAAAACGATAAATAGTAGTATGCCAAAAGATCAAATAGGATATAAAAGCCGAGAAGAACTCATAAAGGAGATGCAAATTCGTCTAGGCGACGGAATAATTGATGTCGAATTAGACAGAGAACATTATGATGTTGCTATAGATAAGGCTATTGCTCTATACAGACAGTTAAGTGCTGGTAGTGTAGAGGAAAGTGTTATATTTTTCCAAACAAAAACAGATGTAACAGAATATACTTTACCTGATGAAGTTATGGAAGTTAGACGTCTTTACAGGAGAGGTATTGGAACCAATAGTGGTGGCGGTACTAACTTCGATCCATTTGATGTAGCATTTAATAATATGTATATGCTACAAGCAGGACAGATAGGTGGACTTGCAGTATTTGATGCCTTTGCTCAATACAAAGAAACTATTGGTAGAATTTTTGGTAGTGAATACAATTTTATTTGGAATAGAAATACAAAACAATTAAAAATATTAAGAAATGTTAGACATGAAGAAGATATTGCAGTAGGTGTTTACATGTTTATTCCAGAATCAATATTACTTACAGATGTTTATGCCGCAAACTGGTTATCAGGATATGCTTTATCACAGTCTAAATATATGCTTGGAGAAGCAAGAAGCAAGTACCAATCAGGACTACCTGGTGCCGGTGGAGCCATACAGTTAAATGGTGAGGCACTTAAATCAGAAGCACAACAAGAAATGCAAAGTTTCAGAGATAGTATTCACAATATGGAAGAGGGCAACATTCCTCTTAATTTCGTTATAGGATAATATGCTAATAGGAATAACGGGTTTTATAGGCAGTGGCAAAGATACAGTAGCCAATATGTTTGTAGAACGTGGATGTTCCCATGATAGTTTCGCCTCCCCAGTAAAAGATGTATGTGCTAGTATATTTGGCTGGCCTAGAGACATGCTTGAAGGAGATACTGTTGAAAGCAGAGATTTCCGCGAAATACCTGATATGTTTTGGACAAAAAAATTAGGAGTTCCTAATTTTACTCCAAGACTAGCATTACAATTAATGGGTACTGAAGTAATGCGTAATCATTTTGCACCTGATATTTGGATTAATAGTTTAGAATACAGGATTAGAAAGCAAAATAATAATGCACCTTGTACTGTAATAAGTGATGCAAGATTTAGAAATGAGTTAGATCTTATAAAAAGTATGGGAGGAGTTGTTATTTGGGTACAACGTGGAGAGTTACCTGAATGGTTTGAAGTAGCCAAAACTGCTCATGAAAATGTTGTAAACAGAAAAATCATGGAAACAAAGTACAGAGACGTACATGAAAGCGAATGGAACTGGGCAGGATATCCTGTAGACTATATAATTGATAATAATGGCACTTTAGAAGATTTAGCAAAGCAAGTTGATGATATCAGAGATTGGAAAACTGGAAAATTTAAAGAACATCTTAAAATTGTATAATACTGCCTAATACGTCTTAATTCCTTAAATACACTATAATCCTAAAAAAAGATAAATACTATTAAGAAAATCTTAATATTAGGAGAAAAATATGGCAACATTAGTTTCACCTGGAGTTAGTGTAAGTGTATCAGATGAGAGTTTTTATGCTCCTGCTGGTGCAGGTTCAGTACCACTTATAGTAATCGCAACGGCTCAAGACAAAACGAGTCCAGACGGTTCTGGTACTGCTGGTTACACATCTCTAGCAAAATCAGACAGACTCTACAAGATTTCTAGCCAGAGAGAACTATTACAACAGTATGGTAATCCTGTGTTTAAAAGTAGTGGAGGAACTCAGTTACATGGTAACGAACAAAATGAATATGGACTACTTGCGGCTTATAGTTTCCTTGGTGTAGCCAATAGTGCATACGTTTTAAGAGCAAATGTAGACTTAAATGCCTTAACGGCTACTGCGACAGCACCTACAACTGCTCCAGCAAACGGATCATATTGGTTAGATACTGCAAGTACAATAATTGGAATTAAAAAATACGATGGTGCTAACTATGTTAGACAAACAGTAAAAGTTCCAGCAAGTACAGATTTAGCATCTGACGGCACACCAAAAACAGGTTATGGACAAGACGGCGACTATGCTGTAGTTTATTTCGATGTTTCAGGAAATACTTTAGCAACATTTAAAGTTTATCAAAAAACAACAGCAAATAATTGGGACTTAATTGGAAGTACAGGATGGTCAACAAGAACATCTTCAGCAGATTTCCAAATAGGGTCAAACGCACAATTACCTGCTACAAGACAAGGTGGTGGTGCTTTACAGTCAGGAGATTTATTCTTACAATTAAATTCAGTAAGTAATGGATCAGACTTTTCACTAAAACTATACAATAGTTCAACAGCACAATTTACTGCACAAACAGTTGAATCAGGTGTATTAATGTCTTCAGCATTTTCACCTGCTAGACATACTGCAAATCCTCAACTTGGAGACATTTATTTTGATGTTTCTGGAGAAGGAGCAAATGAGGCTGATGGTACAGCAAGTATTTCACCAAAACGTCATAATGGCGGATCAAGTGTTACAGCATTAGGTAATGCAGTTGTTAGTGATACAGCAGTAGCAGTTGCACCACATAGTGGTAAAATTAGTATCTCATTAAGAATCAACAGTGGTTCAAATGTAGATGTTACATTTAGTACAGATGGAGATGCAGACGGTAATGCAAGTGTTGATGACATGGTACAAGATATAAATGCGGCCTTAACCGCTTCTAACTCATCATTAACTTTTGCAAATACAGTGGTTGCTTCAAACAATTCAGGTAAAATTCAACTAGTTAATAGTGCTGGTACAGATATACTAGTTATAGATGGTAATGTATCTGGTTTCACAGCGGCTAATCTTGCTTTAGATAGTTCAGCACCTTACAGTAACTTTGAAAAATTAAGTTTTACTGCAAGTTCAAATGCTATTACAGGAACATTAGCAGACGGAACATTATGGTACAACAGTTCTATAAGCACAGAAAACGTAGATATTTTATATAACCATCCTACAACAGGTTGGGAACCTTACGACAAGGATGTACAAGTTAAAGGTTCAGCACCAACTTTACAATCAGATGGCGTAAGTTCATTAGTTGACGGCGATATTTGGGTAGATGGTAGTGATCTAGAAAACTATCCTAGAATTTACAAAAGAGCCTCTGGTGCTTGGGTACTATTAGACAATGCTGATCAGCATAGTCCAGATGGTATTGTGTTTGCAGATTTTAGAAATTCAAGTTCAAGTAACACATTAATTTCTACTGCACCGCCAACAGCAAGTTTCCCTGCAAATATTTTAGCATGGAACAAATTGTTAAGTTCAGGTAATGTTAAAAAGTATAATACTACAACTGGCTTATGGCAAGATGAGAGTGGTAATAAAACTGACGGATCACCATTTATGCTTAGAAAAGCACAAAGACGTGTCATTGTTAATGCATTAGCATCAGTAATTTCTAGTAATCAAGAAATCAGAAATGAAACAAATCGTTTCAATATTATGGCAGTTCCTGGATATCCAGAACTTGCAGACGAAATGATTACTGTAGGTACAGATAGAAAAAATACTGTATTTAATGTGATAGATGCTCCATTTAGATTGGCTTCAGATGCCACAAGTACAAAAAATTGGGCAACAAACAGTAATAATGCAGGTGAGAACGGTGAAGACGGATTAGTATCAAGTGATCCTTATGCGGCTGTTTACTATCCACATGGTTTAACAACAAACCTAGATGGTACAAGTGTAATGGTTCCAGCATCACATATGGCACTAAGAACGTTAGCATTTAATGACCAAGTGGCTTTCCCATGGTTTGCACCAGCAGGGTTCCAAAGAGGACTTGTTAATAATGCAACATCAGTAGGTTTCTTAAACGCAACAACAAGTGAGTTTGAACCAGTAGCATTAAGTGAAGGACAAAGAGATAGTTTATATTCAAATAAAGTTAATCCAATTGGGAATTTCCCAGGAAGAGGATTAGCAGTATTTGGACAAAAAACACTAAATCCTGTATCAAGTGCATTGGATAGAATTAACGTTGCAAGACTAGTAGTTTACCTACGTGAACAATTAGATGATGCAGTGAAACCATTCTTGTTTGAACCAAACGATGAAGTAACAAGAGCAAACGCAAAAACAGTAGTTGATAGACTACTTGGCGAACTTGTTGCACAGAGAGGATTGTTTGACTTTATTACAGTATGTGATACAACAAACAATACACCAGCAAGAATTGATAGAAATGAATTACACATTGACATAGCGATACAGCCAGTCAAAGCAGTAGAGTTCATTTACATACCTATCAGAATCCAAAACACATTGGGTCAAACTGGTTAAACAGTAATTTAACTACATAAGAGGGCGGTTTTTCCGCCCTTTTTTGTGAAAGAATTAAAACTATAGTTAATATTTTTTACTAAGATCAGATAAATATTCGTATATTAAAGTCGAACTTTAATTAATTAAGTTCTAGGAGAACAACATGGCAGTAGATAGTGCAACAACAGAAACTAAAAGTAAATTTGGTGTACCCTTAACCGGTAATACTGGTTCTGGCGTACTTATGCCAAAACTTAAATATAGATTCCGTGTGAGTTTGCTTAACAACTTTGGTGGAAGTAATGAAACTAAAGTACTTACTCAAAATGTGCAAAACGTAAGTAGACCTAAAATCAGTTACGAAGAGCAAATTATTGATAGTTACAACTCAAGAGTTTATATTCAAGGAAAACATGCATGGGAACAAATTACTCTTACTGTAAGGGATGATATACAAAACCAAGTAACAAAACTTGTTGGTGCCCAAGTCCAAAGACAATTGAACCATTTCCAACAAACCACTCCTGCTTCAGGTAGTGATTACAAATTCGATTGCCAAATCGAAGTTTTAGATGGTGTCAACGCAGGTGCATCGGAAGTTTGGTTCCTTGAAGGTTGTTTCTTAACAAACGTAGACTACAGTGACTCAGATTATTCAGCAAGTGATCCAGTACAGGTGATCATGCAGATCAGATACGATAACGCCGTACACTTTGAAGGTGATAACGATGTTAATGGTAGAACTGTAGGTGGAAACCCATTCCCAGAAACAGTAGACGTAGGCTCAACAACATTAGGTTAATCCTAGGTTAGGAGTGCGTAGTGCAGTTTCTTAAATTCGGAGGCGGGCGGAATTTCTATTTAAAGGACTTCCGCAACGCCTATCAATTCAGACCAGATGTCGCCCCACCGCGACAAAAGTTTCAAGGATATGTAAATTTTATACCTAACAGAGCCCTTTTGGGTCAACTTTTGGGAGAAGATAGTTTACAACTTAGAACTAGATTAGGTTCGTTAGTAAGAACAGCACAACTACCAGAAGTACAAATACAAACCCAGATTGTAAATTCATTTAATGAGAAAAAAATTGTTACTACAGGCAGAGAATATTCCCCTATAGGTTTAACTTTATTCGATACAATTCAAAATGAATGGCTTACAATGTTAATGAAATATTATACATATCAATTTGCAGACTCGGCTAATAAATTTTCAGGGACAGAAGCAAGTGGTAGAGATTTAGATATTGCTGTTCTTACAAAAAATGTAAATAAGTATAACAGTGAAAGTCCTGCAAAATTTACTGAAGACAATACAACTAAAGGTTACGATAGTAATGCATTTGGCTTTACACAAAGACAAACACCTTATTTCTTTGAAAGAATAGATATAATACTTTACCACGGTGATACCGGTATCCAGTATAGTTTAGCAAATCCAATTATTACAAATATACAATTTGGAGATTTAGATTATGCAGATAGTGGATTAAAAGATATTCAAATACAATTACAATATGAATATTTTTCAGTATTTAATGAACTTAATTTCCAATTAAGTGAACAGGATCTTGCAAGGTTTGAAAATATGGAAGGTGTTGATCTTCCAAGTTTGTTTGGTAAAGAAATTAAAAAACCAATTGCTATTACAACTCCAACAAAAATGGACGGTATAATGGGCAGAGGTAGAGAGCCACAAATTTTAACTCAATTTGAAGGTGGTGAAGATTTTAACGCAGGTAAAAATTTATTAACTGCCGACGAAGCACCATCATCGTATAAATTAAGACCTGGTCCTGAGCAATTTGTAGATGAAGACGAAGATGGTAAAGATGATAATACTGGTGAAACTTACAAAGAGTTTAAAAAACGTACTGATACTAGAAGTATATTAGAAAAAACTAGCGATTTCTTTTCTGATAATCCTTTTGGAAGAATCTTAGACAGAGGACTTAGTGCCGCAGTTCATGGTGGAGATATTGAAGATGCTTTAACAGGAGGTATTTTTAATGAAATTACACAGGCAATAGAAAATCCAAGACCTAAAGATCCTTTAAAGGGTAAAGGAAAACGTGTTGATTCTGGAAGTGAAGAGGAAGATGAGGGTACATAATGAGCAGTCAGAGTTTATATGAAACATTTGGAAACGAAAGAAGTATTACAGTATTAAATGAAATGCTGACTATTTTTTTAAAAAATAGTACAGTAGATTTTCCATTACCTCAAGCATCTTCTCAAATATTAGGCAGTTTTAACGATGATAATTTAGTAGAACATATTAATGGCCCATTACTAGAACAAGTTAAAATGAGACTCCTAAGTTCAGGATTTAGTCAAGCAAATGCAAATGCATTAGGAATTGTACTTTTACAGGTTGCAGAGCAACAAAATATTCATCCTTTTGAATTTTTTGAACTATCAACTAATACACTAAAAATTACTAAAGAAGCCTATGAGGCCATTAATGCTCTTAGACCTGCAGGTAACAGAGTAAATTTAGTAGCACCACTAAAAAATTCAAACAGCAGAGCAAAAGACATTATTAAGGCATAACATGAAAAAGTTTATGCAGGGTAAATATGTCGTTCAAGAGGCAACAAAATACGTAGGAAAAAAAGAACCCACATACAGGAGTAGTTGGGAACTTGCTTTTATGCGTATGTGCGACAATCATCCTAACATTACTAAATGGGCAAGTGAAAATGTAAAAATACCTTACAGAAGTCCATTAGATGGAAAATATCATAATTATGTACCTGACTTTATGGTGCAATATACAGACAAAAATGGTTCTCAACATGTGGAACTTATAGAGATTAAACCTAGCACTCAAACCAGCCTTAAAAACGCCAGAAGCCGTGGAGATGCTATGCAAACGGCCTTAAATGCCGCAAAGTGGACAGCGGCTCAAGAATGGTGTCAACGCAAAGGCATTCGCTTTAAAGTAATAAACGAAGATCAAATTTTCAGAAATAACAAACCACGTAAGCCTAAACAACGTGTTGCTCCAAAACGCAAGTAATAAATACAGTTATGACAAAGAAACTAGAAGAAGAGTTTAATCTGCCCCCTATAGAAGAGGTTACTAAAACAGAACCAACTATAGTTGAAACAGAATCAGAAATAGAAGAAACTCAAAACGCATTAAGTGTTAGTGAAAAAATAAATGCCGCCTTTAAGGAAATAAAAGGTCTTGAGGATCATGAAGGTGAAATGAATGATATTGCTAAAATGGCTGTTGAAAGTTATGAACAGTTAATGCAACTAGGTATGAACGTAAGCGATATGGCGGCAGGCAAAGTGTTTGCAGAAGCAAGTAATATGCTTAAAATAGCCTTAGATGCCAGTGATGCCAAAACAAAAGCCAAGTTACAACAAATAGATCTCATGCTTAAAAAGGCAAGAATAGACAAATTTAGTGACAAAGGTTCAGGGGAAACAGAGGGAGTTTCTGCCACAGTATTTGATCGCAACGATCTATTAAAAATAATAAAAGGCGAAAATGACAAGAAATGATAAATAACAATGTATATTTGGAGTTTTCGAAATGACAGAATTAAAACAATACATCGCAGAAGCATTTAGTAAAGAGTACGGATACAGAGTTAAAATTGCGTCTGACTGTGGGTCAGATCATATGGATATTATCGAGAAGTGTTTAGCAAAATACAATTTAGTTAGTGCTACACCTTTTAAAAGAACTCCAATAGAAGAAAATCCAATGGAATTTTACCGTGCTAAAGGTGTACAATTTACATCAGAAGTATGCAGTTCAGATGTTGTTTTAAAATATCCAGTCAATGAAAGAATTCTTGAAGTTTGGTTAGCAGTTAATCTTGGTTTAGATCATGAAAGAGTTTTATGTTATGGTGTTAAAGAACCAAGAAGATTAGAAGCAGATATCCAAGCAGAAAGAATGGCAAATAATGAAGACAGAGTTGTTGATATAGATCCTGAAAATATAGATTTAAAAGATGGCGACGATGCATTTGAACATTATGAAATGGAAAATCAAGACCTTGATTTTAATGAAGCATTATTTGGTGAAGAGTATAATAAAAAGTTTTTAGACGAGTTACAAAAAATTAAAGCAGAAAAAGGTGCAGACTACTTCCGTAGATATCCTACTAAAGATGAATTAATGGGTAACGATCTACTACCAACATATGATGATCTTAATAAAGGTGTTAATATGGGTAAAGGTAGTGAAAGTTCTAAAGAAGTTTCCAGAGTATCACAATCCAGAGGTGCTGGGGGAATTGTATAATGAATTTATCAGATTTAATTTTAAAAGAACAAGAAGTTGACATGGGACAAAGACCTCAACCTGGTCAGGAAGACAATCCTGTACCATCTGGAGAAAAAGACTTTAGTGGTAAACATAGAGTGGCTTTAAATATGATTTTAGGCGACCAGCAAAAAGTTTCAGAAGTGATTAGAGCAATGGACTTTATGAAGCAAGGCAGAGGTGTTCCAGCCAATTTTGCCAGTTCTTTATACGAACTTATAATGAATAGTATAGGTATTCAAATACAACTAGGTACTGCTCAAACAAAAAGAAGTCAAGAACTTGTTAAGCAACAATCCCAAGCGGCTGGAAAAGTACAAGGCACACAGCCTGACAAAACTCCCACAACACCTGAATTAGATGATCAGGTAGGAAGAATTCAGGGAGAAAGTATTCAAGAAGAAATTACAGGACAAGATCGTGTTGCAATTAAGCAAATTGTTCCTGATAATCAGAAAGTAAATGACATTATCAGAGCAATGGCCAGGATACAACAAGGTAAGAATCCTCCAACAGACACAATTCCAGCAATTAATGAACTTATTCAAAACAGTATAGGTATTCAAATACAACTAGGTACTGCTCAAACAAAAAGAGGGCAGGACATGGTCAAGCAACAAGCAAAAGCAGGTGGTATAGATAAGCAACAACCAAAAGCAGGTGGTGTAGGTAAACAACAACCAGAGCCTTTACCTTTATTAAACAATAGTAAGCAATATGAGAGTATGGCTTATGCTATGCCTAGCCAAGATGAAGAATCAGAAAGAGTAAGTTATAGTAAAACTAAAAAACAAGGTGATGCAAGTGTTACTGTTAGTGCAAATGCTGACAGCATGGACGAATTACATGACATTTTAAGGCTTGCAGGAATAGATTTTGAAAAAAGCGGAGAAGTAGACCATACACCAGATCACAAAGACCATGATGATCATGAAAAGCCAGATATGGAACCAAAAGATGATATGGACAAAGTCATGGTAATATCTCCTGCAGATGCTTCAATGTCTACAGATAAAGAAGTTTTAACAAACTATTTAAAAGATAAACTTAAAAAAAGCCTTTCCTAAATAAATCCACTTATAAATAGTGTTATGATAGATGATCTATACGTAGATGGAAATAGTTATGCCTCTGGATGGGGAAGAGGTTTAGAAAGATCAATATCCAAGCAACCCGGTTTCGACTCCTGGGTAGATTACTTTGCAGACTTATCTAACTGTGAAAATGTTTGGAACCATTCTTTAGTAGCAAAACCTATAGAAATGCAAAAGTATGACGTAGTAAATTTTTGCAATGAATATTTTAAAAAATATAATAGTTTTGAAAGACTGTTTGTAATTGTAGAAATACCTTTTGTGTGGTATAGAATTTTAACTAATATTACAATTCGGGACAATAATTTTAAAGGAGAGACAGCATATCCTATAATTATGTCTAAATGGACAAAACTAGATACTCTTGAATATTTAATACATTATGTAAGAAGATCTGGTGATTTCTTAAGTCCAAAAGAGCCACTTTACACAACTATTAGTAGGCAACAATTAGATCAAAATGATGTAGCCAGAACAGAAAAACTTGCAGAACAATGGATGAACGAAAGACCTAGGAGATTTGCAGAGCATATGACCTTTGCATATGAAAACGTAAACTACTTAAAACAGTTTTTACATCAAAGAAATATTCCTTACATGATATATTCTAGTGCTGTTACAGATAAAAATCCATATAGAGACGCAATAGATTTTGCATTTAGAAACTTAACTAAAGACAACAGGTTTATTCCTCTTAAAGAAATGACAGGCGCTCAATTAGGAAAAATTACATCGCTTGAAACATTTAGAGAACATCCAGACAAAACAGGACACAAAGCAATAGCAACATGGCTATTCGATTACGTTACAAAACATAATCTTACAGAAAAACCAAACCCCTCAATTATTATCTAATAAATAGTATTATGGCAAGAGGAACAGCAGATACCAGTCTGGTTAAACCAGGCTACAGCAAAGTAGCATATACACCAGATACCCTTGAAGATTTTAAAAACTGTGCAAATACAGACACAGGTCCTCTGTATTTTATGACTAATCATGTAAAAATACAACATCCTACTCAGGGAGGTATAGATTTTAATCCTTTTAGTTATCAGTTAAATCTTATAGAAAATTATAACAATCACAGATACAGTATCAATATGCTGGGTAGACAGATGGGTAAAACTACTGTGGCGGCAGGATACTTGTTGTGGTATGCTATGTTTAAGCCTGACAGTACAATACTTGTTGCGGCTCATAAACAAGCAGGTGCTCAGGAAATTATGCAACGTATTAGATATGCATACGAAAGTGTACCAGATCATATAAGGGCAGGTGTTACAGAATACAACAAAGGCAGTATTAGTTTTGATAATGGTAGCAGAATTGTTGCCGCCACTACAACAGAAAATACAGGTAGGGGTATGTCACTTACCCTAGTGTACTTGGACGAGTTTGCTTTTGTACCTCAACGTATTGCGGCCGAATTTTGGACAGCATTATCACCTACACTAGCAACAGGTGGTAAGTGTATTATTACAAGTACGCCTAACAGTGACGAAGATACTTTTGCTATGATTTGGCGACAGGCAAATAAACTGTTTGATCAACATGGCAATGAACAAGAAGTAGGTATAAATGGATTTAAACCTTTACTTGCTACATGGGACGAACATCCTGATAGAGATCAGGATTGGGCAAAAGAAGAACGTGGCAGAATTGGAGAGGAAAGATTTAGACGTGAACATGAATGTGAATTTGTAATTTATGATGAAACACTTGTAGATCCTTTAAAACTTTTAGAACTTACTGGTGTAGATCCTTTATTGAGAAGTGGCCAAGTACGTTGGTACAAGCACCCTAAACCAGATAATATGTATGTAGTATCTTTAGATCCTGCAACTGGTACTGGAGGCGATAACGCGGCTATACAAGTTTTAGAAGTACCTAGTATGCAACAAGTAGCAGAATGGTGTCACAATAAAACACCAATAGAAGGACAAATGAAAGTCATGATGGAAATACTGCATTACATCAGAGAAGAAACAAATGGAGCAATGACTTATTGGACTGTTGAAAATAATGCAATAGGAGAGGCGGCTTTAGTAGTTATAAGAGATACAGGAGAAGAAAATTTTCCTGGAGAAATGCTTCATGAGCCTAAAAGGATACAAGGTAAAAAAGGAAGAAGAGGATATCATACAACACACAAAAGCAAAATAGAATCATGTTTGACTCTTAAAAGACTTATAGAACAAGATAAGTTACACCTATTAAGTAAACCTTTAATAAGTGAATTAAAGAATTTTGTTTCAAATGCAAATAGTTTTAAAGCAAAACCAGGACAAACAGATGATTTAGTTATGAGTTTAGTTTTAGGACTGAGAATGATAGATTATATAAGCAGTTTTGAAGAAGACGTATATAGTGCTGTAAGTAGTGGACTTGGTTACGAGTTCGATGACGATGATGATGATAATTATGATCAACCTTTACCAGTAATTTAATGGAATATAAAATACAAACACATAAACCCAAAATCAGATTATATCCTGAAAAGTATATTAAAGTACGTGGTAAAAAAGTATTATGTCCTTATGGATATACAGAAGAGCAAATACTTAAAATTATAAAAAATAATGATTATGTAAAAATTTTTAATTTACATGAAATGCCATTATATAAATTGCCTACAAATAAATTAAAAATTTATGAGCAAACTGATACAAATGTATATGCATTTCCTATTTTAGTAGCACCTAGAGTATTTAATACAAAAATATTAACAGAAAATGATACCTTTTTTATTCCTGATGATGTTATACAAGACAATCAAACAAATAAATGTTTAATTATTATAGATAATGTATATGAGCATACATATCCATTAAAAGAAACTAAAAATATTACCTGTAAAATATTTTACAAAGTATTAGATAATACTATTAAAAAATATAATTTAAATACTAAAAGTATGTTATTAAATGTAAATAATTATAACCCGCCTAAAGTTTTTGATATAGATACAGTAGCATGTAACTTATCTTTAGGTGTAGAATTTTACGAAAATGATATGGAAAAGTATCATGAAAATGTAAAAAATTTACAAGACCCACAGCATAGACCATATAAATTAATTGCTACTAATAGCAGACCTAGAAAGCACAGATGTGATTTTGCAGAATTTGTTTACAAAAATAATTTACTAGAAGAAAATATTATATCTTTTAATAGTACTGAAAAGGATGTAAACGATTTTAATTTTAATAATAATTATACTTTTAAGAAAACTTTACCTTGGCACAATAAAATAGAAAACCCAAATGGAGAGCCACAAAATATAAACACTTTATGGGGTAATTTTATAGACTATAAACTTTATAATAAAGGATACTGCGAGTTTGTTTATGAAACAGAGTTTGAACCTCAAGAAAGAGGAGTATTACTTACAGAAAAAATTAATAGATCTTTAAAACATTTAAATCCATTTGTTATAGCAGGTACATCAGGTAGTTTAGAAGTATTAAAAAGTTATGGATTTAAAACATTTGATAAGTGGTGGGACGAAAGTTATGATACTGTAAATAATCCTGATGAAAAAACAGAAAAATTAAACAGTTTATTTTTAGAATTAAGTAATTGGAGTCATGACAAATGGTGTACCACACTTAAGGAAATGAGTTCTATACTTACACAAAATTATTACACCTATTACAGAATACATACTCAAGTGGAGTATCTTAAAGACTTAGAAAAATATATTGCCGATTTTGTAGCCAAAAACGATAAATAGTTACATGGCAGTTAATATAGACATAGTATCAGAAAAACTTTTTAATATACTAAAGGGATTTGGTTACGAAGTAAAAAGTTTTAATAAAGATGGTGATTTAGTGTTAAACCCACAAGAAGCAACTAGATTTGCAGTTGCAGAGCCTAATCTTTTAGCAAGAATTAATCTTCCAGAAAAAACAATTATGTTAGCAACAAGTGAAGATTTATCAGAAGAACCTGTAAGAGATATGGTAAAACATTTAGCACAAGATTATCTTATGAATTTTGACTACAAAATATTTAATAGAAAAATTAAGCCAAAAGGCGAACAAATAGATGTTAAAAAGAATGCGGAGAGAGACATGGCAGATGTTATGGAAGCCAGTTTAGGTAGAATGACTGGTAGTAGTAAAACTAGTTACCAACCACTAGAAAATGTAAAGTTGGTTGTGCGTCATAAGAAAGCAGTAAATGAAGAAGTACGTGGAGCAAGAAGCAGAAACATACATAGTATATTTATTCAACGTGGCGATGAAAGATTTAAAATGGCAGAAAATAATCTGCAAGCCGCCAGAGCAATGGCACGTCATATGTACAATGGTGGCGAAATGCATGATACTGTAGGAGAAGCAATTACAAGTATGGCTAAAGATTACAAACAACTCCGCGAGTTTGTAAGATATGTAAAGTCAGCAAAACTAATTAATGAAGATAATCAAGAGATTGTTCAACTTGCAGTAGAAAATATTAACGAAATTAGAACACATTTTAAAAGACTAAGTGGCGTAAAAACTTATGCTAACGCAGTTGAAGGAATAGAAGATTTTAGTTCAGTAGACTTACTAACAGACGATATAGATATTGAAAGTAAATTTACTGAAACACATTTTGATGATAAAGTTGCTAATGTTACTGACAGTTTAAAAAACTTAATTTCCAGAAAGAAAAGTTTTGAGAGCAAAATAACTAAAGCAATTGAGTCAGAAAACTTTGCTGATTTAAAAGAAAATTTAGCAGAGCAAGACATTATGGATTTCGAAAATCCTAATGCAAGACTTGGACATCAGGTAAGTATGTTAGGCTATAGTGCAAAAGACGAAACTTTATCCAACTACTTACAAGGTTTAAGTAATAAAATTAGTGCTGGTGGAGAATTTAATCAGTTTGAATACGGTACTATAAAAAGTTGTTTATTAG